CAGCGTGGGCCAATTAATGAGTACCTAGCCCTGGCCAAGTCATTCGACCCAACCGGGCTAGTGGGTCAGGAGTTTGGCGACGAGCGGCGGTTTAGCTTTCGGGTGGGAGCGGGATACAGAAGCGAGGCGGTGCAGTCGTGAGCCTTCTTCGTTCGCAATTCGTGGGGCTTGAGGCGGTGCAGGTTCAACGCCCGGCTTCGCTTGACGGGCAGGGCCGCCCGACTTACGGGCCAGTGCTCAACGCAACGGCTCGGGTGGTGCTAGGCGAGCAGGAGGCCATCAACCCGGCGGGTTCCGAAGATCGCTTCGACCTGACGGCGTGGTTTCCGCTTCAGCACAACCTACCGCGCAAAGGTGACCGCCTGACCTACGAGGCAAAACGCTACCGGGTGGCGGACATCTACGAGGGCAAGCGGTTCTCCGGCGACATCCAGCACGTCCGCGCAATCTGTCGGGAGGAGTAGCATGAAGGTCAAGGTGAGCGGCCTCGAAAAGATCACGAAAAAGCTCGAAGCGATGGCGCGGGAGGCGGGTCACGCCATGGCTTCGGGGACTCGGATCGCGGCTGAGGTCATCCTGACCGATGTTAAGGAGTCGGGGCCGGGTCGCGGGGTTCCGGTGGATGAGGGGGTGCTTCGCTCCACGGGTATGGCGATTGGCCCAGATTCAAAAGCCACGTCGGCCATCATCTTCGGGGGCGCGGCGGCTGACTACGCCCTGAAACAGCACGAGATGGTCAATCTTCGCCACAAGGTCGGAGAGGCCCGCTATCTGGTGCGCGGGGCCGAACGATTCTTCGCGGCGGGTGGAGACCAGAAGGTTTTGCGGGAGGCCGCCCGCAAGATCACCGAAGCGGGGCGTAGCGCATGAGCGCCGTGGCGGATGTTGTGGCATATCTGGTTGCCGAAGGCGTGGCCGGGGGTTCGACGGGTTGGCCGATCTTCCGGCGGCGGCTCAATGACACCTCTGACCGCCAGATCGTGGTCACCGAAGATGGAGGCTTGCCGCCCCTGATCCGCCCCGAGGAAGGCTTGGGTAGCTCGTCGCACCGAGACGTTGCGGTGCTGGTCACCGTGAGGGGCGAGCAGTGGGATTCTGACTCCACCGAGGCCAAGGCTTCGGAAATCTTTTCTGAGCTTCACGGCTTGTTGGCTGTCACCTTGGGCGCGACCGAATACCTTCGGGTTGCCGCTCAAACCGCGTCGCCCGTCTTTGCGGGCTTCGATGAGACGGGGCGACCCGTCCACACCATCGGCTTCCGTCTCGCGACGGCGGCGTATTAACACTAGGGGGAAACCATGGCCGGATTTTTTGCACACGGAACCATCACGAAGATTAACAGCATCGCGGTGGCAGGTGTCACCAATATTACCCCGCTTGATCGTACTCGCGGCGAGATCCAGACCACCGACTCTCAGTCGGGGTACACGCACGAATTTATCCCTGGCCTTCGGAACTTTGGCGGCGTGACGGTTGATTTCAACATCATTACGGGTGACGCTGGGCAAAGCGAGATCATCGACAGCTACGAGGATTCGGATGCCGACGACGCAGTGGTTGAGGTGTCGGTTGAGCTTCCGAACGGAACCACGGTCATTTTCGATGCGTTCGTGACCGCGCTGACGTGGGCGCTTCCGCAGGACAGCGACGAGAAGGCCACCGGGTCCGTGACCTTCAAGGTCTCGAAGGATCAAACCACCTCACTGGCCACCTGATAACCCATGACCGTTTCAAAGAAGGTCGCCATTAAGATCGGGGACAAGTCGAAGGCTCGACACCTCCGGTTTGACCATGCAAGCCTTGAGAAGCTGGAGCTTGCAAGCGGAAACACCCTCGACTGGCACGGCCAGCGGCTACAGGCAGGGTCTGCCATCGCAATGTCGTGGATCGTTTGGGCCGGGTTGATCCATGCCGAGCCCGAGCTGACGCGGGAAGAAGTGAGCGGGATGCTTGCCCTTCCCGACTATATGCAGTACGCCGAGGCCATCGCAGAGGCCCAGCGGGTCGCGTTCGGCAAGCCGGAAGCGGCAAAGGGAAACGAGCCAGCCGCAACCTGACCCGCCTTGAGGTGTGGGCGCGGATCGTAGCCGCAGGGATCCCGGACGAGCTGTACTGGAGATCCACCCCGGTTGAGGTTCGCGCCCTACTTGAGGCGATTGCAGAGCAGGAAGCGGCGCGTCAAAAGTCGGACACCTTCAGGGCTGGAATCGTGGCGTCGGCGGTCTACAACGTGAACCTGAAGAAGGGCGCGAAGCAGATTAAGCCAACGGACTTTTTGCCAAGGGAAGCGAAGGCGGTCCCGGTTGAGGAAGCGGAAAAGGTGATGTTGGCATGGGCCAGGTCAAGCGGCGTTCGGGTCATCAAGGGAGGGGCAAATGTCCACAGTGGGTCAGGCGAAGTTTGAGCTACTAGGCGACAACCTCAACCTCTCTCAAGCCCTTGCCGCTTCGCAGGAGCAGTTTGAGGCGCTAGGGAAAAAGATGGAGAGCACCGGAAAGACGCTCTCCAAGAACGTCACCGCGCCCATCGTCGCCGTCGGGGCCGCCGTCATGGCTTCGGCGGTTCGGGTCGGCAATATGGCCGATGCGCTTTTGGACATGGAGGCGCAAACCGGGCTTTCCACCACATCCCTGCAAGAGTTTCGACGGGTGGCAACCGTTGCGGGTGTAGCCCAGGACACTATCGCAAACTCTACCATGATGCTTACCCGTCGCCTTTCGGCATTTGGCGAAGAGTCCACCGAAGTGCAAGGGGCATTAGGTCAGCTAGGCGTACAGGTCCGCAACGCCGACGGATCGTTTCGGGATATGGATGACGTGATGCCCGAATTGATCAGCAGTCTGTCGCAAATTGAGAACGAAACCGAGCGCTCAACGCTTGCCACGGCCTTGTTTGGGCGCTCGGCTATGGACTTGGTGCCCGTGCTTGCGCTAGGCTCAAAGGAGTTCGACAAGGCACGACAGGAGGCGCACGAGCTGGGGTTGGTGTTGAGCAAGGAGGCGCTGGTCGCCGCAAACGAGTTCCGCATCAAGTTTGACACGCTCAAAGACACTACGAGCGCCGTTACGTCGCAGATTGGTTTAGCCTTTATGCCTGTGATGGTCAATTTTGTCAATCTGATTCAAACCCGAGTAGTTCCTATCGTTGGGGCTGTCGCCCGCGCCTTCGACAACTTGTCGCCGCCCGTGCAAATGATCGTGACCGGAATGCTTGGCCTTGCCGCCGCCATCGGCCCGGTCATGGTCGGAGTGGGCAAACTGATCCCGCTCGTGAGAACCCTTTTTGCCTTGATCGCCGCCAATCCCGTGGGGCTTTTGGTGGTCGCGCTTGGCGCTTTGGCCATCGGCTTCGTGGAAGCCTACAACCGATCCGAGACGTTTCGGGAGATCGTGTCCCGCATCGCCTCAAGCGTAAGCGGCGTAGGCACCTCAATTCGTGACGTGATCGGCGATCTGTCTTGGCTGGTTGAGGGATTTCAAAAGACTTTTTCAACCATCTTTGGCTTCGTTGCCGACATGGTGAGCCGGATCGTCAACACCATCGGGGCAGTGCTTCCGGCTGGGATGCGTGACGGGCTCAAAAACTTTCACGCCGGGCTGGTGGAGGGTGTCTCTGGGGCCGTCAGCACAGCGCAGAAGATCATCAACGAGCTTCGCGGTCCGTCGCTCGATCTGGGAATCACCGGGTCTAATGAGGCGGCTAAAGAAACCCTTTACGGTCCCGTCATTGAGGCAAGCGCTGAGGCGGCAGAGGCTATCGCAGAGGCCGCGAAGGCCTACAACGACGCCCTAATTGAAGGCGCACGGCTCGGGACGCTGAACAACACCGAGATTGGCGAGCTAATCGAAAAGCAAAAGGCTTTCCGGCAGGAACTAGAATCCGGCAACCCTCCGCTTGCCCGGCGCAATGAACTAACCCGCGAGATGAACTCAATCACGGAGGCACTCAATCAGGCCAACCGTGTGCAGATCGGGGAAATTGCCACGTCCTCGGTGCGGATTGGCATCATGTCGGCGGGGCTTGCGGACATGAGCACAACACTGGGCCGGGTGGATGAGCGGCAAAAGGAAGTGGTGAGCTCCTCCGACATCTTCGCCCTTCGGGTTCGCTCGGCGGGTGAGTCGGTCAAGGAGTCCCTGTCCAGCATGGGCGGCTCCGTCATGGGGGTTATCGGATCGCTCAACCCCATGGGCGCAATGGCCAAGATCGTGGGCTATGTCCTTAAGGACTTGGCCCCGTTTGTCGAGGCGCTACAAAAGCCCATGCAACTCCTTGGCGAGATCGTAGCGAAGGCGCTAATGCCGATCCTTGAGGCGCTTTTCCCGGTGTTCAAATTCGTCGCAATCATTGCCACCTACTTGGGTCAAGCATTGTTCGCCGTGGCCGGGGGGATTCAGACCGTAGTCGGTGGGGTGATTCGCGCCATCGGAAACCTTCTCTCCAAAATTCCCGGACTCGGCGGCACGGGTCGCGCCATCGCATCGGCGGGGCAGTCCATGATGGACGTTGGGGCTGGGTTTCGGGAGGCGGCGCGTGGGCTGGGTGAGGCACGGGAGGCGATCCGAAACCTTGAGTGGCCCGGCGGGGAAAGCGCCATCGAGGAAACCACTGCGGCGGTGGCCCAAGGGGCCGAGGATGTCGTGGGTGCCATTCATGATATTGGGATGCCCACCCCGCCCACCACCGATATTTTTGACCCGGATTCTCAGGCTGGAATGGCACCGATGACGCTGGAAATTGGTAATCTGAACATTGACGCGAGGGGGACGGCTGATCCAGTAGGCACCGGGCAGAGGGTCGCTCAGGCATTCGTCGAAGCGGTGGACCGCGCCCTCGGAGAAACCACCCTCCGCGAAACCCGCCTAGACGGCACCATGGTGGCCCTGTGACGCGGCCCGACATCTTCCGCGTACTAGAGCGCCCGCGCTACGCTACGCCCGGCACCGATGGCCGCTACCCCCGGCCCCTGAACGAGGTCGCCGCTCCACGGGTGCGCTATGCCC